ATGCCGTTGTTGGTTATCTTGAGCCCGACCGTGGGATCAACGAGGACTTCGACTAACCCCTTAACGATGTCGATATAGGAGTCTTTTAAATGAATGTTTCCGTCCACATCCACGTAGAACCTATTTTCCCACGCTCCCAATCCGTCACCGCTTTGGACTGATATCCCCTCTGTGGCATTCAAGACCGACTTAACCTTATTGTCGCTCCTAGTTGCCACAAATCCTTCATCTGGCCCAATCTTTACCCCGTTATACAGCGCATCCTTGGATACCGTTGTTTGCTGCAAGTCGGTCACGGTGTCGTTTATATCTTTAATAAATGCCCCGGCTAGATTGGATATAGTTACTTTACCCTGCATCCGTTGAACTGGATTATGCGATTCTTTTATGATTCGCACTGGCAAATTAACGATGCCTAATTGATCGTCAAACAAATAAACAGTGTCGCCTAACCCGTAGTGATCGTCTACCCCATGTCCCTGAGCGTATTCCAGCTCAACGACATCCGTGTCATAGGTCACCGTCGGGAGTCCTGCTACTTTGTTACGGTTGTCAGTTATTCGCGACATGCTAACTAGATTACGCCGATACCTAAACCCTAGCCCGTTATCTGCGCCCCTACGCGTTAGGAGGGATATTACATACTTATCAAACTTCAATTCCCCGCCTAATTGCTCGGCCAACTTAAGCAGTATCCCACGCTTGCTAACTTTTTCGTTGATTGCCAAAGTCGTTAACGCCGTGAAATCTACTTGCCCAACAGTAAAACCTGTCCCTGCAAGTAGGGTAGTCAATAGTACTGCCGGTGTCCCTACATCCGCGTAATAATCCACTATCATCGTATCTGCAGGATCGTTTTCGTCGCCTAAAAGGTCATAGCTCACATGTTCGCATTCCACGTCGATTGTCAGGGTATCATCGGCGTTATGATTATCTTTTGTGTAAACAATGTTAAAGTAATTGTTTTCTATTTCAGCGATATTCTGATAAGTCACCTCATCACTTTTGTCTCCATCGACGATCGTTTGAAACGATGCCGTGAACTCTCTATTTATTTCTTCAGAGACTGAGGGAGATACTACATTAATCAATAACGCCAAGGGCTCAAGAGATTGATTCAAGATTTTTATCAAATTTTTCACCTCTTTTCGATATGAGAAAAGCCGCATGATGTAAATCAATGCGGCTACGATTATTAAGTTCCGTCTGTCGACTAAGCTGTCTACTACGAACTAATATGAATCATCATGGACGGTTACAATTCTGTATTTGTAAATATCCTCTTTGTTGAATATTGTTACATATTTATAATCAGTTATACTTGTCACATAATAATTTCCTTGGTCGATAAATGAACTTATGTCTTTTATGAATAGCATTCCAATCAGCATAATAATAAATGCAAAGCTTGCTATTTTAGTAGTTCTAAACCTTATTCCTTTAATTAGATTTGGTATAAGAATTACTTCTATTATTGTGAAGTATTCCAATATTCTGGACAAAATTTCAAGGTTAGCGACTGATATAAATAAAACGCTTCCTAAGAAGTACGTATATATTTGCAATTTATCAAACTCGCTAATATTCCCTTTCTCATTACTTTTATATAATATATATATAAATATGACACTTACGATCCTTAAAGCTATAGCCATTGGGTTAAAACTTGTTATCACATAGGAATTAACCATCCCAAACACACGGCCTAAGGGAACGACTAAATTACCTAATTTCGATAAACATAAAAATACTGAAGACAAAAGTAAAATTATATTCAGTATTTTATTAGAAAACATTCTTTTATAAGTATATTTAATAATAGGCATTACCACCATTATCAATGCTGAGGAATGAAATAATGATGCTAATGCTATCATTATTAAATATTTGATGGTTTTACCATTTTGAAAATATCTGTAAAAAGCTATGAAGAAAATGGCCATAGCGATGCCTTGCCTGAGTGCACTATTAACATATATGCTGTAGTATGCTGCGTAGAAAATAAGTAGTGATAGTAAATTGAACTTAGAGTTTTCTTTAATTACTTTTAGATATATGAACATAATTACAAAAGAAATAACCATAATGAAAATTGTAAAATTCACGTCAAAACTTTTAAAGAGTCCTACCAATACCCTATATCCTATGTCCATGTGAGATTGATTCTGGATAGACTCCAGTATAGTATTTGGGCTTAAGTTATAATCCATCATATACCCAAAATAGTCTGTGCCTGATCCAAATCTAAACATACTTAGCAAGGTTAATACGATGCCAAATATAAGGAACCAAAATGTAGCAACTTTATTACTGAAAAATTGCAAGAAAGTTGCTACCGATATAATTAAAAATAACGTCATATATAACACTACCATCCGGACCCCTCTCCGATATATTACGGGAATAATTATATCATAAGTTTTCATCTCCTTCAGTCTTATTTCTTACTCAATCACTACAAACAATTTTATTGAAAGAAATTAAAAGACCTACTATTTATAGTAGAAGACGTTGCTAATGCATTAAGATTTATTAGATAATATTTTAATAGGTCTGGTTCCTACCACAGCTGATGAGGCAGTTATATTAATCAATCTAACCGATATTGCATCAGTACCAGTGGCATAGGCAAATGGTATAACTCCTGCAACAATGCCGCTAGTAAAATTAACTGTAACAATGTCTGAACTCAGTACTACTACTACTACGCACTAAAGAGTATTTAGGAGTATTGTTGGATTTACGGCACTAGAAAACTTGTAACATTTAATTTCATCAATCCAAACCGAATACGGTGCAGGAAGAGAAGGAAACTGAAAATAAGGGTAATAATTACCATCGACAGTAACGACCGCGGTAACTATTGCATACTCTTTCCAGTTTGTATCTAGCGTTACTTTTCGCGGATTACCTATCGCCATTGCACCCGTCGCAAGCATATTTATGTCTATTGGATTGTCCGATTTCAATTTAACTATCACCAGCATTATATCCCCAACAACCAAAGGGGTGCTAGATGGCGATATGGCTCCATCTACAGCTGTATTAGCAAGTACGTCACACCTATAACTTTGACCTCCTTTCACAAAGGTTGTTGTATCAATAACACCTCCTAATCCGCTTTGAGTTTCCCCTATTGCAAAAATCTTGTTTATAGTGGGAACTTGTTTTGTCCAAGATAAGTCAAAGTCATGAGATTGATCATCTTTTGAAAATGATGCTTGAACTAGAGTACCCGGCCAAAGCACTACGTCCTTAATTCTTAGGTATCCACCATTTATGGTAAATGTTCCTGGTTGTGCTTCGATGTTTTGCAACTTAATGACAGTGTCGCTAGTATCGGCGGAAATAAAATCTGATACGGGGAACGTTGTTAATCCAAGCACACTGTTTAGTATGCTAAAATATTGACAATTCGTTAGATTAAACACGTTTTTATGTTTTTGTGCTGCGTCAGAAAGCGCCATTTGCCCATTCTCGATCACAATTCCCCTAACGTTATTAAATTCGAACAGGTCTGTATTATAATCAGGGGCTAATAATTTTTCAAACCAAGGAGAATCGAATCTAACTAGCTTAGCATTTCGCACCCTCAGCACTTTATTAGCAAATACCCCTTCGATTGTGAGGAGTCTAAAATTAATCTGAGATACAGAACTTATGTCAATTAACGGTGACAAAGTTACGCCTATACCCCCTTGAACCTCTACAATGTTGAACGACAAGACATTGTTACGTGAAACCGCAACATTAGGTGTTGTTTTAAACCCACAAGAAATAAAAAATACATTTTCGAAACTACCCCACAAGACATTATCCATCTCTAAGGCATAAACATTTAGGCAGTTAAAGGTAACTCTTTTAATTCCGAATCCAAAACTATTGCCAATGTATAGTGCGGGATTTCCCGTGAATGTTCCATTTTCTATTAAAAGATTTTTCCTATTAAGTCCTGTGAAATTAAATAGATAACCTGCACCAACATAATTTATAGTCGATCCGTTTAGATCAATCTGAAAAGATTTTGATAAATTTATAGGTTCGATAAAGTTATAGACCTTGTTGGGTTGTAGCATGATCTTACTATTTTGAGGCAACGCTCCTAGCCTAACTGACAAGTTTGTTAAATCACCGGAATCTAATACATACGCAGTTTCAGCCTTATACGACACAAGGTCTTGCTCCGATGACTCAAGTCTAGCATCAAGTGTAGCAAACGTTTCGCTCTTTACTGCCGAAACTCTAGCAAGGGCAACCTCTGGATCTACGCTTGCATTTACAACGATTGTGTCAATCTCGGTTTTTGCTTGGTCTAATGCCGCCTTAACATCAGCCATGCTTGTAAAACTGCCGGAATATGTTATATCCTGTGCGGCGTGCTTATCCGCAGTTCCTGCCACATGGTTTATAACCTGCGTATTTATCGCAATGATATTAGCCTTCCACTTTGGCCATGCGTCCCGCAATTTTGTAATTCCGAGATAGTCTTGTAGTGTAGCCATGTTTTTAGCCTCCTAAATAAATTGACTCCTAAAATCAAACTTAAAGTCGATATTCCCGCCTGTTTTCGATATCGCAATTCTGTTGTCTCCTGGAATCAGCTTCAGAAAGTCTGCCACATCTCCGGTAACTTTGCTTAATTTATTTGTCGCTCCGTTTTTAACAGTAGCGTTCACATTGTCAATCGTGATTGTTTGAGCGACACAATTCTCGGTATATGTCAGGGTTTTTCCATTCATGGCGATTGTAAAAGTTGAGAATGTGCCAGTTACGATAATATTAAATCGTGACCCTTCTTGTGACCCTAGTCCTAGTTCGGCATTGCCGTTATAAGCAAGCGTTATTGATGCATCGTTTATCTCTTTAGTAACAACCAGTTTAATAACAGTGTTTATATTTTTATCGATGCGCTTATTAAAAACAGGTATCGCCTTTGAGATAGATACCATGCGCTTATTTATTCCGCGGAAAATAGACGTTCCAACTTTGGAAATAGAAACTAATTGCTTGCCAGGGTCTTTTTTGATTGAAACATCTAGTTTTGTAGTGCTTGATAACATTTTGCTTGAATCTTTTAGTATTGAACTTCCAGCGATTATATTAGTTGTCAGTGATTTGTTAGTATTGGCCATTATCTCACCGCCTTAGAGGGCATCTTTCAACGCCCTTTGTATAATAATTATCGAGTAAATACATTATTCACGGTGAACGTGATTGAATCACCCACACTCATGTTTATGTCGGAAAACGTACCTCTCATAGACAGGTTCCCGGTTGTTAGGTGGGAAAACAGCCCAACTTCCCTAATGGTCTTGGCTGCGCCTGCGCATGTAATTTGTCCAACGACTCTATACGTATCATTTGTGACTGTCGTTGTTTCCTGTGTCACAGTTCCGACTGTTCTAGCCTCTGCCCCTGCCGATTCTAAGGCCGTATTAGTGGCGGCAGCTGCAACGACTGCTAATACGCCCCAAGCAACCCAATGCGGGGTTATTACACTTATACTTGCAAGTAGATCGGTCACCTTCGCTAGTCCAGTATTGGTCCACACAGCCACGTCTGCCATTTAATTTTCCTCCTTCGTTACTTCAATATCTTTACAAATTGTTCCCAAGTCTTCAATGGTGCCGTCTGCACGAGTGATAACCGCAGATATTGTTACCCGCGGCCTTTTTACTTCCGCTTCCATTAAGCAATCCCTCCTATAACGAAATGGTATAATCGTCCCCTGAATCAAGCCATATATCCAAGTCAAGCGGCACATCATCATCCAGATACACGTCCTCTGCCGACGTCACGACATACAGCGCAAACGGTTGACACTCAAATTGTACAGTGGCTTTACCAATCCTGCGCAAAGATTCAAGCCCTACCGGATCGTAAATTTTAGCGAGGTAATATTTATCAGGCTCGTCGTCGAAAGTAAGAGGAAGATATGCCGAACTCGTTAGCCATGCGGCGGCATCACGGAATTCAAGACGCATATCCTCAATAGATGCGCCAAGATATTGAAGCAGTACAGATATTGCGCGGGTATCAAAGGTATTGCCACCAAAATCATACACACCGTGTTTACCAGGAATAACCAACTCTCGTTTACGCAATGCAGGCAGGACGGGGCGGCTTAATGATTGTAATATTAGCTTAAAGTCCGTATAGTTGTGTTTGCCCTTATAAGTTAAGCCGTTCACGCCGTCACCGCCTTCCCTCTAGTCCTTCCCCGTTGGATGTTAAATAGTTGTTGAGAGATTACTTTCCCATCCATGTGGAGATTGATTTGAATGGGTTGTGAAGATTCGGCGGGTTGAGTTTGGGTTTGCATGCTGGTGATAACGCTTCTTGCGACTTCCTGAGCGGTTTTCAGTACCATGTCTTGACTTATGCCTGTCGCGTTGGGCAGAGCATTGTATCTTACCCCCATTGTCATATCTGCCGAAAGTCCCTGAATAGCATTTGTGACTTTAAACTTATTGGCATCGATTCCTTTGGCAAGGTTATCCATAAAATCAGGCATCCACATGTCATCGTGTGCCATTGGACCATCCGTCGGGGTAGAGTGTCCTAGTAAGCCTCTGATCTTTTCGGCTATCCTTCTTACCGACTCTAAAAGGGCTTTGGCTTTTGACGTAATGCCATCCACAAAACCTTGTATAAAATCTTTGCCCCACGTAAGGGCTTCACCTGGGAGTTTTTTTATCCAAGTCACAGCTTTTGTTATGCCGGTAACAATTGTATCTTTGATGCTGGACACCTTACCGGAGATAGCATTTTTCATGCTCTCGAAGGTTTGCACAGCAGAGGTCTTAATCTCAGTCCATTTAGTACTAAGCCAGGTAGACACGCTCGTAAATATTTCAATTGTTTTTGCCTTGACCTTGTCCCAATTCGCAGCGATTAATACTGCAATTCCAGCAACGGCGATAGCAACCCACGCGATAGGCCCCATGGCAATGACCCACGCTGCCGCCATTTTAGCCGCTTGTATTGTGCTTTGAACGCCCATCCAAACCCATTTAGCCACCACTACTGCCGACTGAGCTATCATGACAAGCCCTGCTGCTATGGCACCTGCACTGGTTACGACCCATGAGGCTACTACCTTTAGGGCATGTATTCCACTCTGTACACCCATCCATAACCACTTAGCTACTACTATGGCGGCTTGTGCAACATGCACTATGACACTTGCTACCGCTCCGGATGCTGTAGCTACCCATGATCCGACAACTACTAAGGCATGAAATGTACTCTTTATACCCATCAAAAGCCAATCAGCTATAACCTTTGCCGATGCTATCCCGTTAATAATCGCTGTTTTCGTAGCTGAGATTGCTGTAACTAACCACGCGTTTACGATAACCGCTGCAACTGCGGCCGCAATCGGAGTTACGATAGCTTTGTATTTCACGAACCAGTCGATAATCCCACCTATTGCCGTTGCTGCTTCCTTGATAGCGGTACCGATTGAAGAAAATGCAAACTTAATCTCATTTTGGATGGCCGGCATATTAGTTTTTATATTTGTTGCAAACTCGTTCATTTTCGGGAGAACTTGCTCGCCAAGTGGAAGAACTATGCCTGTTAACAGCTGGCGTTTAATCCCTTCTACACTCTCGCCGAAAGTGTTATATTTTACTTCGTTAATCTTTTTTAGAGAGTCTGTCGTAGAGTCTACAGCACCTTTTGTATTCGTGGATGCAAGAACACCTTTGGCACCGGAATCTTCCCATTGTGTTCCATACAATTCTACGCCTATGCGGTTTCGTTCTGTTTCATCTTTAGTCTCTGCAAGTTTCTTATTGACTAATTCAAAGGCCGCCTTGCCCTCTGCTCCCCCTTTATTAAACGCCTTGCCAATTTTATCAACATCTAAACCTAATGACTTAAATGCATCCTGTGTGGTCTTAGATCCGTCTTTTGTTCTGATAGAAAATTCTTTGAATGAATCGGCAACTTTGTCTGTGTTTTGCACTCCTGCTTTGGCTCCGTTGCTGAACATATTGAACATTTCCTCAGCGCTAAAACCAGCCTCTTTATAAAGTCCGGAATATTCATTAATGGAATCAAGCATGTCGCCGTTTTTATTTAGTCCGTTTTGTGCTCCCTGAGCTAATAGGTTATAGGCTTGCTCGGAAGTCATGCCGAACTTAGTCATTAACATATCCGTGGATACTACCGATTCCTGTACGTCCATCTGGAAGGTATCTCTTAATAATAGGGCATTTTCCGTTGCCTTCTTTAATGCATCCCCGGTTAATCCAGTTGCCTGAGAAACTGTGGTTAGTGCTGCCCCAATATCCTCAAAGTCTTCGCCAAAATTATCGTTATAGATTGCAAGCATGGTCTGACGCATTTCACCCATGCCAACGTCTGACGTTCCAGTGGCCGATTGTAACCCATTCAAGGACTTAGTTAGATCATCGGCCATCTTAACCCCTGCAACGGTAGCCCCAACAAATGCCGCGCCGATTGCTAGGATTCCGGCTACAAGAGCTTTACCCATCCCCTTAACCGTTTCTCCAAATTCCCCCATATCCCTAGCGTTTTCATTAATGGTTTGGTTATTGTCTTCTAACGCTCTATTCATGTTATTTAATCCAGTAGTAGCGCCATTGAGTTGAGTTTGTAATCCCATTACAGCGGTATTCTGCCTGTCGTATGCCCTTTGAGCTTGTGCAACTTCTGCCGAATCGGCTGCAAACGCCGCCTTTGTCGCGTCAAGACTCGTTCTTAGCGTGGTAAGTTTGGTGTTTTGGTTGTCGTATTGAGTAGTTAAGAGTGCGATTTTGCTTTTCTGTGTATCCATTTGCTTGCCGAGGACTTCATTTTGAGCGGTGAGGGCTTGAGTTGATTTATCGTTACGGTCGAACTGGCTCAGGGATACTTTCATTTCTGAGGTGAGTAGCTTAAATTCATTGTTGATTCCTGCCATTGCCGCTTTAAATTCTTTTTCACCTGTAACTTGTAGCCGTGGCCCTATCGAAGTTTCAGCCATTGTCTTCCTCCTTTCCTCTAAAGACCCGCATCATCGAGCGCATTTGATTGTTCTACGAGCCCCTTGTTAGCGTCATAAATTAAAAGGTCCAGATAATAATATATGTCCATTTCATCAACATCGTTGAGCGTCCATCCCTTATCTTTCGTTAGACCTATGTACATCTCTTTAATCCAGTCAGAGAGAGATATGCTAGGTCCTGAATTACTTGTTTTTGGGAAATTTCTCAATTCTTTTTGTCACACCACTTATTACGCCTTCCATAGTTTCTCTTAACGTCGGCAATAGTTGATCAGATTCAAGGCCATCATATAGCTGATCGCGTGTGAATTTGTCTCCATAAGCCTTACATGTAAAATCCGCTAATTTATGTAAAGACTCAGTTGTAAACTCTGTAGCAGTTATCTCATCTCTTACCTCAAAAGCAACTACTACAAGCCGTGACTTAATTTTTCCAGTCACAAAAGTTCTCATTTCAGTAATTTCTTCACCGTCTACTATCTTGCCAGTTCCAAATTCAAGTTTCAATTCCATAATTTATAATTCCTCCCCAAAATTCTTCAAAATAAAAGAGGGCATTTCAGCCCTCAATAATTAAACTGTGAAATTAACCACGTAATTAGTAGCAAGTGCAATCCCGGACGCACTCTTGATATTTGTGGTTGCAACCAAGATGTAGGCTCCCGCTGCCAAAGCGATAGTAGGATGCACTGTTACGATTGTGTTAAGAGCACTAATAGCCAACGTCGCGGCTACTGCAGTCCCATCAGCCATCATGACGAACACGTTAGCCGGGGTCATCGTTGACGGTTGAATTGCCTTGTCGAATGTTAATACCATATCGGATGCTGCCAAAACCCCAACTGCTGCGTCAATCGGGACGCTTGTTACGGTTGGTGCGACTGCATCAAAAGGTCCAGCGCCTGGTACCGTGTCGAGGAAAGCTACGGTAGTGGGATTTGTGCCCGAATCCTGATCTCCGGCTTTCTGCCAATCTCCGTTTTTGTTAGCGATGGCAAGCCCTGATATCTTAGGGGTTTGGAATACTACTTTCCCTTCTGAAGTTTTTGTTTCTTCTGCCATTTCCTGAAGCATTACCTTAAACAACCAAACGTATCTACTCTTTCCGTTACCCTTGGTTCGTTCGTAGCCTAATGCCACGTATGGGGCTTTGTCGTCAACGTTTTTGGTTATTATTCCCGTTACCGGATCAAATGCGTTCCCCAAAAAATCAGCTTGAACTTGATGTGGCAGATCCTGTGTTTCAAAGTCTACTGGGATATCCCCTATACTTGTACCCGTTTGCACTACTCGATTGCTTGCGTATAGATTAGCTACGTCCACCTTAGGGGCGACCTTGATATTTAGAACTGGCGGGGCTTCCTTTATCGCTCCATAAGTTTCCAGTAGCTCATCTGTCATGATTGCATAAACAAGTTTGTTGATTCCTGTGGTTGCACTGTTTACTATTGGCATAATTTAACCTCCTATAAATTTAATTTCTTGCTATTCCTGCATTTGCCCAAAACATCGCCTCTTCAAGTTTGGTCATTGCTATTGATTTTTCCCTAGAGTCAAGGCAAACACCGTCAATTAGATATGCCAACTCTTTGCACTTATCCCTAATTTCGTTGTATCTTCCCGGTCTGTCGGCATCAGGTTTGTGATATCTAAAATTGTTTTCAATCTGTTTGTCCACATTTCTACCTCCTATAAATTTAATTTCCTGATCTCTTCGTTGATAACTTCGCCCATTCGAGCAACGGCTTGTTTCTTCGTTGCGTTCACTGCTGGTCGGACAAATGGTGTTTTTTGTTGCTTGGAAGATCCGCTCTCGAGGACGCGGGCCTTTAGTTGGTTGGCCACTCCGTCCGAACCGTAGCCATCAAAGCCGATCTTCGCATTCCAATTGCCGGACGCGTCTTTTTCGATTGGAGTAACACCAAAACTAGCCACCAATTCGCCGGACGCTTCTGGCGATAGTACCCCGTCGAGATTGCTTTTGATTTTGTCGGCTATTACTTTAGCCCCTTCATAAATTGCCTTTTTGGCTATCTCATCTGATTGAGTTGCAAGATGCGAGAGGGCAAGGGCGAACTCATCACCTGCCATAAACGAGCACCTGGCCATAATCCTTACACCTCCACCGGGATGCTGAAAATCCACTGATAATGAATATACTTGGTATCCTCCTCGTACTGGATTGAGTCTAAATAAAAACTGATCCCAGCATTATTGAGGGCTGTTTGAATTTGGCTAAATTTTGGGTCGTATTCTGTTTTTGTGAATAGGTCGATGGTTCCTTGAATAGCTTGCTCTTGCATTTGCCCGCCAGCATATACAGCATCGGATTGGGTGTCCTCTGACCAGACTAAATAGGGTGTAATTAGGCCGGTCCCATCATAGTGGCGCAGATTTGTTGTTACAGTCAGGAGGGCATTTTTAACATCAGCTAACGTCATAATCAGATCCCGCCCTCTCTAACGACAAATCCATAGCCGGTGGCATGGAATCCTCAATGTACTGGATCTGCTTGACCTCGTACTGGTACCCATCAATCAGGATCGCAACGAGAATATCAGTGGCCTTTTCGGATAATCCCCTAACCTCAGGACAGCGGATCACAAAGTCAACCTTGATGTTGTTTTGGAGGGCCGCGTAATAACGGTTAAGGCCGACCGTTCGTTCTTTGTAACGGAGGGATTGCTTGAGTACTAGGCCTTCTTTCGGGAGGTCACCTGGTAAAGCCAGGTCGGTAACCTTGTAGACACTAACAACGCCATCAGGGAACGATTGCCGCTTGCGCGATAACATACGC